CCCGCCGAGCCCTCCTGCGCCTGCCGCGCCTCGTCCGTCTCGAAGAAGGCGCGCTTGCCGATGCCGAGGATGTACTCCGCCGCCTTGGGCTTGCCGCCCGTCGGCGGGTAGCGGAGCGTCTTCTTCTCGACGCGCAGGTGGCGGCGCCCGAAGGGGGTGCAGTAGAAGTCGGCGTTCCACGGCGTGGGCCGCATGCCCAGCTCCGAGCACTTCTGCTTCCACATGTTGATGAACTCGGATTGCAGAATGTAGAACGACTGTCCGTAGATCAGGTCCTCGTCCGCCGTCGCGGGGGTCTCCAAGAACGCCACGAGCGAGTTGGACTGCGCGCGCATCGCCTCGCGCGAGGCGTGGAAGAACTTGGGCATGATGGGACGGAAGCCGCGACGCGGGTCCTTGCCCCACGTCGAGACGTCGCGGTACTGCTCGCGCGCCCAGCCGTAGGCGAGCAAGCACTTCGTCAGCAGCTCGAAGCCCTCGGCGTAGAAGAGGCACTCGCCGAGGCAGTTGTAGCGCTGGTCGTCCGTGAGCTCCTTGGCGAACTCCAAGATGACGAACCGGCGCGAGAGCGAGCCCGAATTATCTTTGTAGGTGGAGCTGCCCCCTTTCGTGTCGAGCCCGGGCAGCTCGTTCCCCAGCAGGAAGAGCGGCGCCGACCAGCTCGCCACCAGCTTCGAGCGCTCGTGCTTGCGCGACACGCTCACCGACTCGCCCGTGATCATCGACTGCAGCGCCGCCTGCGGCAGCGTGAAGTCGCCCTTGCACTCGAGGCACAGGATCAGCTGCTTCTCGCTGCCGTCGTAGTTGAGCAGGTCGGCCATGCCAAATGTTTCCTGCGCGTTGTTGGACAGTATCGCCACTTGACGAGGCAGGAGGAAGCGTTGCAGCCAATCGGCCAGCGTCGACTTGCCCGTGTTGGCCTGCCCCTTGATGAAGAAGCACACCTGCCAGTCGTCGTTCTTCGCCTTGTTGAGCTCGAAAAACAGACGCCCGAGCATGATGAAGGTCCACTTCCACACCTCGCGCTCCTCCTCCGCCGAGTCGCCCAGCTCCTGGAAGCGCAGGATCGAGTCCATCCACGGCGTCCGGATGTCCATGAAGTTGCCGTCGCGCCGCTCGTAGGGGTAGAAGAAGCCGCGCCACGCCGCGTCGGCGCAGCCCTCGGCGCACCCCTCCTCCTCGTCGGCGCCGCACGTCGGGCACACGGCGCAGCGGCACGACGAGAGCGTGCCGTCGCACCGCTCGCAGCGCAGCTCCCACGCGTTCGCCCGGCACGAGGCGGAGTGGAAGAGGTCCTGCCGGCCGCACGCCGCGCAGAAGCGGCGCTCGACGACGTGCGCGAAGCGCGCCGACGGCGGGCGCGACGGCGCCCGAACCGGCGCGCCGAGCATCTGCGTCGAGATCGCCTCCCAATCGTACCACAGGTCGATGTACTTGGTGGCGACGAAGTTGGGGCGCTTGAGGAAATCCTTCGAGGCGTACTCGAAGAACTCGCCCGTGTTGCCGTCGAAGACGCCGTTCTGGCACGACCACACCGCGCGGTCGACGCGCAGCACGGGCAGCTCGGCGTCGTACCCCGCCGCGAGCTGCTGCGCCAGGTCCTTCACCATGTTTGCCTTCGACGTGAAGTGGTTCCACACCTGCCGCCCGCCCGGCCCCTGCCGCGAGCAGCGCAGCTGCAGGTACGTCTCGATGTCGTTGTTGGGCAGGCGGTGGTGCTTCCACTGCTCGGTCTCGTGGAAAGGCTCCCACGCCGAGGTGTTTATCGAGTCCTCGCTCCCCGGCACCACCTCCACCATCGTCGTGAAGGCGTGGCGACGCCGCCCGCGCTGCGTCGTCGGGTGCGCCGAGCGGGGCTGGTGGCACGTCGCGCAGAGCGGCTCGCCGTCCTCGTTCAGCACGCGGCGGTACTTCGGGACCATCTTCTCGGCGTAGAGCGCGCCGTCCAACTTGCGCAGCTGTTGCTGGTGGATGTCGAAGAGGCAGTACAGCAGCAGCCACTGGTACGAGGTCAACTTCTCCTCGCGCGCCAGCTGGAAGTCGTCGCGCGAGACCATCGAGGCGGCCGACTCGGCGCCGGGCGCGTGCGCCTGGTAGAGGTCGTCGATCGCCTGCGTGCGGCGCCGGTATTCGGCGCGCACCAGGATGAAGCACTGCGTGATCGTCTCGTAGATGCGGCAGTACGTCGTGTCGGCGCGCCGGTCCTCGGGTCCGCGCCGCCCCTCGAGGCGGTGCTCGCTCGTCGTCAGGTCGGCCGTGACGAAGTTGAGGAAGAGCGACGCCACCGGCGTCATGCTCTTGTAGTAGGCCGCCTCCACCGCCTTGAGGCCGCGGAAGTCCTTCTGCTGCCCCATGTTGTTCGTCGTGCCGAAGCGCATGTCGCCCGTGTCCGCCACCGTCTCCAGCCCGAAGGCCGCTATCACGCGCTCCAGCGTGCCCTCGTCGGCGCTGAGCAAGCGCCACTTCGCCCACATCTCGTCCAGCACGTCGTACATCGCCGCCTCGGTGGGCGGCGCGTCGCTCGCGTTGCCCTCGATGTGCGCCTCGTAGCGCGCGAGCGTGTAGCGCTGGCTCGCGCCGACGGCGGGCGGCGCCGCGGGCGCGTTCTCGTCGTCCATCGCGGGCGAGCGCCGGGCGGGGAGGGGGCTGCTGCTGCTTACTTGCTTCGGACAAAAAAGGAAAAACGAAAAAAGTGAAAAGCAAGAGAAGTGAGAAGTGAGAAGTGAGCGGAGGAGTGAGCTTCGGCTACAAAATCCTAGGTGGGCCTCCCGCCCGATTTCAATTTTTTGTTTGCGTGTTTTTGTGGTTTTGGTGGTTTTGGTGGTTTGTGTTTTTTTGTTTTTTGTTTTTTTGTGTTGTTGTGTTTCGGGGCGAGCCCGAACAGACGGGAAGCCCGAGGCGCAGGGGGGAAGGAGGAGGCGCAGGGCGGCATGGCGCCGCCCCGCCTCGACGTCGAGGCGGCGGCGCTCGACGCCGTCGCGCACCTCGTGCGCGCGGGCGCGATGGGCGACGCCGGGCGCGACGGCGCGCCCGAGCTCGAGGCGCGCTTCGGCGCGGTCGACCACGCCAGCGGCTTCTTCGTGCCCGGCGTCTCCGCCCGCTTCTTCCACGACGCGGTCGCCGCCTGCGAGGCGTGGGACGGCTGGGCCGAGGTGACGCCGTGGGTGGCGAGCACCGACTTCTGCTACCCCGTCGACGACGCCTTCGTGCGCACGTCGCGCACCGCCGTCGCCGGCGCGCTCCCCACCGTCACGCACCTCGCCAAGCGCCCCGTCGCCAAGTGCCAGCTGCGGCTCGAGCACGCGGGCGAGCCCGACGAGCCGCGCGCGCTGCGCGTGAGCCTCGCGACCGAGACGCCCAAGCGGGCGGAGGAGCTGCCGCCCAGCGTGACGCCCACACTCGTACGCGACAAGGTGCGCAAGTCCTTCGCGTGGGGCGCCTTCCGCTGGGACTTCACGCGCGTGTGCGAGGGGGCGAACCGCGCGGCGATCGAGCGCGAGGCGAAGGAGCGCTTCGAGGTGGAGGTGGAGTGCGCCTCGCTGGACGTCGGCGGAGGCGACGAGGAGCACGTCGCGCACTCGCTCCTGATGAAGCTGTGCGACTTCATCGAGGCCGAGGTCGTCGCCGTGCGCCGGTAGGCGCGGGCCGCCCTCGCCGCCCGCCAGCCCCTATGTTCTCAAGCCTAGTAAACGAGCGACGCACATGGAGGTGGACGGTCTCGATCCCGAGCGAGACATCGACGCCAAGAAGCTGTCATTCTGGGATTGGATCGTGTACATTGTGGCGGTGATCGCTGCGATCGCGGTTGCGAATGAGCTGACCCGCAGGCTGCTCCGATAGAGGGATCAGACCCCCGCGACGTCCCCGCGGCGCACGTACGCGCCGCCGCCGTGCCTCTCCAGCACGTCCTCCAGCTCGGCGAACTCGAGGCCCAGGTCCTCGCCAAACTTGCGCAGCGAGTCTTCGTCGTACTTGAGCACCGCCTGGATGTCCGTCTCCACGCCGCAGTGCGCGCACATGCGACGCAGGTCGTCGGGCGACTGGTCGGCGACCGCGAAGTCGATCGAGAGCTTCTGCTTCACGTCGAGCAACTGGGACTCGCTGAGCGCCAGGCCGCGCGCGGCGAGCCTCTTCTTGAAGCGCTGCAGCTTGATGTGGTTGTTTTTGCAGTTCTCGGCGTACTCGATCGTTTGGCCGTCGTGCGTGGCGCGCAGCGTCCACACGCGGAAGCCGAGCGGCTGCCACCACGGGTGCGAGGCGTCGGCGGTGTCGGGGTGCGGGAGGCTCATGCTCGGTCGGGGAGTTCGTTTCTTTTTACAAACAACTAAAATAATAATAATCTTTGATGGATGACCGCACTGTCTACTTGACTACATTTGGTGTATGCGCCGCCTCAGCACGGGGTCGCCCTCCTTGGCGGGCGGGTACGCCTGCGGCGCGACGATCATCGTCCAGTGCACCACGAAGCCCAGCGAGAGCACGGCCGAGAGCGCGTTGAGCATCCACGCGAAGTGCGGCAGGAGCATCGTGTGCGCCAGGATGTTGAACGGCACCGCGAAGCCCGCCGTGTTGACGAGCAGCAGCGGGTGCGGGAGGAAGAGCCACGTGCGGTACCGCTCCAGCCCCTCCACGATGAACTCGTTGGTCTCGCGCCGAATCCCATTCAGGTACTCGTAGCAGGCGAAGCTGAGCAGCGCCGAGAAGCAGCTCACGACGAAGCCGCACGAGAGCAGAAAGTAGGCGAGCTGGTCGCGCCACGCGACGTCCGTGTGCACCGCCGACACGGCGAGGCCCACGAACTGGTACCCCGCCAGCTGGAAGCCGTAGCCGTACAGGTGCTCGTAGACCGCCATGAGCCCCTCGAGCCCGCCCGAGAGCGGCGCGCGCGGGTCTTGATTTTTGTCTTTGCCCTTTTCGACGAGCTCGTCCAGATCGTTGAAGATCAGGATGTCCTGAAACGACGACTTCTTGCGCGCGCGCATGCGCGCGAGGAGCGCGGCGTTGTCGGCTGCCATGAATATTCGCGGAATCGTCGTATATTTTTTGTTTACTGCTTGCTATATTGCTCTACTCATGACACCCGACAATCGCAGCAGGCGCGCGAACGCGCCTACGCGCGGCCTATCTACGAGCCACACGACAGGCAGCCCTCCTCGTCGCGGGACTCGGAAGCCGCCGCCGCCGCGGGCGTAGCCGCCGCCGGGGGCGGCTCCGTCGGCAGCGAGAACTGCGTCGTGTCGGCGGCGGCGCGCGAGCGCAGGTAGTAGATGCCCGTCTTCAGCCCCTTCTTCCAGCCGTACATGTGCATCGACGCGAGCTTGCCCGCCGTCGGCTCGGCCACGTACAGGTTCAGGCTCTGGCTCTGGCACACGAACATGCCGCGCGCGGCGGCGTGGTCGATGAGCCACTTCTGGCTCATCTGCCACACGGTCTTGTAGCACTCGGCGACGTCGGGCGGGAGGCCGAGGTGGGCGACCGAGCCGCGGTCGCGGATGAGCGCGTTGCGCGTCTCGGCGTTCCACAGCCCCTGCGCCTCGAGCTCGGCGACGAGGCGCGCGTTCATCACGGTGAACGAGCCCGCCAGCGTGCCGCGCTGGTACAGGTTGGTCTGGCACGGCTCGATCGACTCCGTGTTGCCCAGGATCTGGCTCGTCGACGCCGTCGGCATGGGCGCCACGAGCAGCGAGTTGCGCAGGCCGTGCCGCTCGATCTCCGCGCGCAGCGTCTGCCACCGCTCCTCGCCGTACGTCGCGTGCACGTAGTCGGTCTTGCCCCACAGGTCGAACTGCAGCTGCCCGCGCGAGGCGGGCGAGCCCTCGAAGCTGGCGTAGCGGCCCAGCTCGCGCGCGAGGCGGCACGACTCGGAGAGCGCCGCGTGGTAGATGGTCTCGAAGATGCGCTCACCGAGCGCGACCGCCTCGTCGCTGTCGAACTTCATGCGCATCATCTGGAAGACGTCCGCCAGGCCCTGCACGCCCAGCCCGACGGGGCGGTGGCGCAGGTTGGAGTTGCGCGCCTCGTCGATGGGGTAGCCGTTGCGGTCGATGACGCGGTCCAGGTTCTTCACGACCACGCGCGTGATGCGGTGCAGCGCGTCGAGGTCGAAGCCGCCCGACTTGACGAAGCGCGGCAGCGCGATCGAGGCCAGGTTGCACACCGCCGTCTCGTCGGGCGCCGTGTACTCGATGATCTCCGTGCACAGGTTCGAGCACTTGATCGTGCCCAGGTGCTGCTGGTTCGACTTGGCGTTCGCCGCATCCTTAAAGAGCAGGTAGGGTGTGCCCGTCTCGATCTGCGACGTGAGGATGGCGGAGAAGAGCTCGCGCGCCTTGACGGTGCGCCTCGCCTTGCCCTCGCCCTCGTACTTGGCGTAGAGCGCGTCAAACTCGACGGAGTGCACGTCGGCGAGGCCGGGCGCCTCCACGGGGCAGAAGAGCGACCACTCGCCGTCCTGCTCCACGCGCTTCATGAAGAGGTCGGGCACCCACAGCGCGAGGAAGAGGTCGCGGCAGCGCTCCGACTCGGTGCCGGTGTTCTTGCGCAGGTCCAGGAACGCGAACACGTCGGCGTGCCACGGCTCCAAGTAGATAGCGAACGAGCCCTTGCGCTTGCCGCCGCCCTGGTCGACGTAGCGCGCGCACTCGTTGAAGCAGCGCAGCATCGGCACGAGCCCGTTCGACGTGCCGCCCGTGCCCCGGATCGCCGTGCCCTTGGCGCGGATGGTCGAGACCGAGAGGCCGACGCCGCCCGCCGACTTGGAGATCAGCGCCGTGTCGCGCAGCGTCTCGAAGATGCCGTGAATCGAGTCGCCCTTCATGGACAATAAAAAGCACGACGAGAGTTGGGGCATCGTCGTCGCCGCGTTGAAGAGGGTGGGCGTGGCGTGCGTGTAAACGAGGCGCGACATCAATTCGTACGCCTCGAGCACGTCGGGCAGGCCCGCGTGCGAGGCGACGCCGATCGCCGCGCGCATCCACATGCCGCTCGGCCGCTCCAGGATGCGCCGCGCGTCGTCGGCGATGAGGTACGACCGCGTCAGCGTCGCCAGCCCGAAGAAGCTGATCAAGAAGTCGCGCTCGGGGCGGACGGCCTCGTCGAGCGCCTCGGCGTGCTCGGCGACCCACTTCTTCGCCTCGTCGGCGACGCGCGGCAGCGCGGCGAAGGCGACCGAGAAGCGCTCCTCCGTGTTCGCGTGCATCTGCAGCACGCGCAGCCGCCCCGCCAGCGCGAGGTAGTCGGGGTGCGCGGTGCCGCGCGCGGCGGCGGTGCGCTGCGCCAGGTCGGAGACCTCGGCGACGAGCATGCCGTCGACCATGCCTTGCGCGATCTCGTCGGCGAGCGCCTCGGCGTCCACCGCGCCGAGGACGGGGTCGATCGCCGCGCACGCGCGGTGGAGGTGCGCAACGAGGCGCGCGCGATGGAAGGGGGCGCGCACGCCGAGGGCGTCGGCGAGCTGCATCGTGGAGGAGAAGAAGAAGAAGAAGAAGAAGAAGAAGGAGGTGAAGAAGGAGGAGGGAAAGGTGGAGCTTGTCTCTCAGATCGACAAAAAACAAAAAACGAAAACGGGGTCGTGGCGATTCCCGACTATTCTTGACTATTTTTTGAGTATGTACTGGATGGAAACGGTTGATGGATCGCTCCGGAGAGCACGAACCGGTCGATCGCTGATTTCGAGACAACCTCCTCCCAGCGCCCGCGATCGTTCACTTTTCACTTTTTCGCTCGCGGTCGTCGCCCCCGTCTTCGTCTTCGTCATCCGCCACCCCTCTCTCCAGTCGATGGCCAAAACCAAGCAGACCGCCCGCAAGAGCACCGGTGGCAAGGCGCCGTACCTCCACCTCGCCAGCAAGGTGCCGCGTCAGGCCGCCCGCAAGTCGGCGCCGAGGAAGGGCGGCGTGAGGAAGCCGCACCGTTACCGGCCCGGCACCGTGGCGTTGAGAGAGATCAGAAAGTACCAGCGATCGACGGAGCTGCTGATTCGCAAACTCCCCTTCCAGCGCCTCGTGCGCGAGATTTCTCAGGATTTCAAGACGGACATCCGCTTTCAGAGCACCGCGCTGCTGGCGCTGCAGGAGGCGGCGGAGGCGTACCTTGTCGGTATTTTCGAAGATACGGTGGGTCTATGCTTGCGCGCGCGCTGCCATACGCCACCCGCCGACCCTCCGCACGCACACGCACACCACGCGCGCGCAACTCACGCACCACACTTATGACACACCGACGCAGAATTTGTGTGCGATCCATGCCAAACGGGTGACGATTCAGCCCAAAGACCTTCAGCTCGCGCGTAGGATCCGCGGTGAGCGCTCGTAGCGCTCGATATCCTGTAATCCTGTACATACACATAATACACATTCACTACTAACACATAACGCATTGTCAGAGAAACAAGAAACATCAACACGCAAAACGCAAAACGCAAACTGACCCCCGTCGTCCATCGCCATCTCAAACCAAACAGTCGTGTTCTGTACGTAGAGACTATGGCTACGGCCGTAGTTTACACACTCGGCTCGTTTACGTTGGCGAGCCCCGTGTCGTCGCACTGCAGGAGGGCCACCACGGCCGCGTGGCCCTCCTCAGCGGCGGTGCGGCACGGCGTCCCTCCGTAATGATCCGTCTTGTTCGGGTTCGCGCCAAAGTCGAGGAGCAGTTGGATCACGTCAGCGTGGCCATTCTCAGCGGCGATGAAGCACGGAGTGGCTCCCTCTTCCGTCCTCTCCTTGTCCGGGTCGGCTCCGCTCGCCAGCAGCATCCTGACCACGTCCGTGTGGCCATTCGCCGCGGCTGCGTAGCACGGCGTGTCTCCGAATACCAATTCCTCCTTGTCCACGTCGACCCCTTGCGAGAGCAGGAGGGCCACCACGGCCGCGTGGCCGTTACGAGCGGCAGCAAGCATCGGTGTCTCTGATTCATACCAACGTATCCGTCCATGCCACGGATTTTTGCCCGGATACTTGAAGTAGTTGTCGGGTTCAACCCTATGCGCGAGCAGCATCTCCACGACCGTCGCGTGCCCCCCAGCAGCGGCGACATAGAGCGCGGCTTTTGCCACGTCTGTACCAATCGAAACGAGTTTTATCCGAATCATTGCATGGTTGCCATCCTTGGCAGCCTGAATAAATTCATCGCCCGCGTTGGCAGGGAGCTTTGCTCTGCATACAGGACACGTAGGGTCGTCCTTGTGCATGTCTTTCCACGTCTGCAAGCACGCGTCGCAGAACGTGTGCCCGCAGTTCGTGAGGACGGGATCTTTGGGAGGTTCGTAGCAGATGGCGCATCGATTCGCATCGCCATAGACCTTTATCTTCTTTGCGTCTACTTCCTCCTGTGTCTTCTCGTCCTCGCGGTCGCGCTTGGCGCCGCCATGGAGAGCGAGGATCGTGTTGAAGGCGCGACGGCGGGCGAGAAGGCGTGAATGGGAGGGAGCGCCGCCGGCGTGCAGACGCGCCTCGTCGCGTAGGATGGAGTCGCGTGCCCGTCGGATCTGCGCGCGGATGATCATGGCAGGGAATTGCTTTCCTAGACACAAGAAAATATTGCGGGCGGGAGAAGACGAAGATGAAGAGGAAGACGAGGAAGATGAGGAGGATGACGAGGAGTAGAGACAAAAAAGCAGGAATTAATCCTAACTCTAATTCTACATCGATTACATCTCCATGGCGTCGCGTTCCATCAACGTCACACAACCATAAAAAAAGGAACTACATGAAGGAAAGGACTGATCATCATGGTCGCCAATCAATCAGCGGCATCGGCACCAGCAACAGCAGCGGCAGAACCCGCCTCCTCCCCCTCCCACCCCGACGCGGCGGAGGAGCGCGAGCGACGCGAGCACTACGGCTACGCCGCGTGGGACTGCCGAAAGCGCCGCGGGCGCGGTGGGCGCCGCGTCGGCCCGCCGTGCGCTCTGTGCCGCCACCGGCAGCGGTGGGCGCGCGCGGGGCCGCCGCCGACGCGCGCTTCGGTGCGCCTCGCGCGGCGCGCGGACTACCCACCCGTACCCCCCGCGCGGTTCTGCATCCCGCCGACGCCGTTCTCTACGCCGCGGCCGTGAGCATGCGCACGCGGTCGGCGACGACGAGGCGCGGGCGCTTGCCGGTGAGCCCGCCGCGCACGATGGCGCGACCGCTCTTCACGACGACCTGCGCCGCCGACTTGACGAAGAGGCGCACGCGCGCGGGCTCGGAGACGTCCGTCGCCGAGCGCACGACGTAGGTGAAGAAGTCCTCGCCGAGACGCGTCGGGTCGTGGCGCGTGTAGGTGGCGACGCCGTCCGCGCCCAGCTCGAGCGCGCCGTGCGCCGGCGGCTGCACGATCTCGAAGTCGTGCAGCGGCGCGCCGTTCACGTCGAAGCCGCGCAGCGGCGGCAGCGCGTCGGCGGCGGCGCGGTGCGCGCGGCGGAGGACGGTGTGCGAGAAGGCGCGCGCGCGCGGCGCCGCGCTGAGCGAGGGGAACGGCGCGAGCACCTTGACGACGCGGCGCAGCGTGGCGCGCAGCGAGGGCGGGAGCACCTCGACGGCGCGGTGGACGACGGCGGCGGAGACGGCGGGCGGCACGACGTGCGCGGTGACGTGCGACGAGACGCTGTCGAAGGGGCGCGGCGCGGCGACGGCGATCGTGCGGCGCGTGGCGGCGCCAAGGTGGCGCCGCGCGGCGTCGTCGACGTCGACGGCGCGGTGGACGGTGATGGCGAGTGGCGCGGGCGGCTCGACG